GGTATTTATACCATGCCGGGCCGCGGATCCCTGGCCTTAAAATACACCTATGGGCGTGAAACAATTTGGAAATATCGCGATTGGTTTGACGTCCACAAAAGGAATTCTATCGGGGTAACGGACGCGACCGGCAATACCGGGAAGGCCGTCCATTGTGCGGACGCCCTTTTCGTTACGGGCGGATATCAGGTCGGAAGCCTTTTTACAAATAACGACGACGTGAAATCTTCCGCGGTCGCTTCTATCGTTTCCGAAACGCATTTAACCCTGGAAGATTTAGGGGTAACGGGAAACAGTAAGCATTTCACGCTTAAGGGTTTGGACGATACCGGCCTTCCCAAAATAAAAGCGCGGATAAAAAAGGCGGATCAAAAAATTCGTTTTGTCGTCGAATTGTTTAACCCGAAAGACGAAGGTCTTAACGACGATTTTAACGATTTTATCCGAAATCTTGGAAAATTTATCTATGATGGACAGGCGGCGAAGTATATCGAAGATGGCGTAAATAAGACCGATACAAAGGGAAACGTAATCCGGATAAATCTTTCCAATTATGATTTTAACGACAATAAATTTTATGGCGATATCGGTAACAAGGTTTTTATCGAAGTCGAATTCGAAGGCGGAATCTATGTCGACACCGATCCGGAAACTGAAGAAATCGAAGTCCCGGTAAATTGGACAAGTCCGAATTCAAGCATACAATCTTATATACCAACTTAAAGAAAGGATTTTTTAATGTCAAATAAACCTATACTTCCAAACGCTTATGTGGATATCAATAACCGGAATCTGGGCCTTTCCCCGGCTTCCCCTTCCGGGGTATTTGCGTTTATCGGATACGCTGAAGGCGGATCCGCGACAAAGGGAGCGATCGTTTCCGTTTCTTCCCCGAACGATGTAAAAGCCTTAATCGGATACGGGGAACTGGCGGACGATCTTTTAAACTTCTTCAATAATGGCGGAAAGAAAGCCTATGTCGTCCCCGTCGCGATCGACACCGTTTCGACGCTTTCCGCGGTAACGAAGACCGGCGTCGGATCTTCGACCGGGACGATCACCGTCGCCGCGGTTTCCGGCTTAAAAGTAACAAATATCTTTTCTGTCAAGGTAGAAATCGAAAAATCCGGGACCTTGGGCGTCGGGAAATTCTCGTATTCAACGGACGCCGGGGAAAACAAATCGCCGATACTTTTGATTCCATCCGGGGCGACCTATGCAATACCCGGAACGAATATCGAATTGACCTTCGTCCCCGGGGGCGGCGCGGTCTATTTCGAAGATGGGGATTTACACGCTTTCACCGCGACGAAACCGCAACCGGCCGAATCCGATATTAATACGGCGATCGATACCCTTGTCGATTCGGATTATACCTTCGACGCGATCGCCATTTCCGCGGATTCCGACGCCGGACAATTCGCCGGATTCAAAACGAAGGCAAGCAACGCGGAAGCGAAGCCGAATTTCCGGTATATTTATATTATCGCCCGCCCCGTCCTTTCTTCATCCGCGGCGAACGCGATAACCACGGCCGCGACGATTATGGCCGCCGTCGCTTCGGATCGCGTCCAGGTAGTTACCGGGGAAATGATTATTTCCCGGTCTAACCATGCCGATCAAGCGGCGCGGAACGTCCTGGGGATTATCGCCGGACGCCGGTCCGCCCTTTCCCTGCAAAACGACCTTGGGAAATTCTCCGCCGGACAGCTTTCCGACGCTCTGGAATTCCGGTCGGGCTGGACCGATACAACGCTGGAAGACTTGGACGGCCTTCGGACGGTAACGGTAAGAAAATTTAAATCCGTCGCGGGCTTCTATCCGACTAACGGCCATTTATCAGATCCGTTTTCCGATGTTAAAAAAGACGCTTGGCGGCTTGTCCTGGACAAGGCTTCCCGGATCGGCCGGGTCGCGGGCCTTGGATTCCTGAAGATGGACGTTAATCCGGAGAAAGTCGAAGGGTCGACTTCTCATTTAAAGAATACGATTCAAAACCAATTGGATACTTTCCTTGTCGGAAACGACGAAGCGGTATCCGTTTCCGTCGAAATCCCGGGGGATCAAAATATCCTTTTGACCGAAGAAATCAAGGTCGATATCGGGGTTATGCCTTTCGGCCACGCTTCATATATCGGGATAACGATCGCCCTTGTGAATCCCTTAACGGCCGCCTAATCCGGAACCTTAACCAAATAGGAGAAAATAAAAATGATTAACGGACGCGCCTTTGATTGGGAATCGATTCGGATAGACGCCCCTTGGGGCCTTGATGTCCGAATCCTTTCGATAAATTATTCCAGCGATCGGCCGGTCGATCCGGTTTACGGACGCGGTAACGTCCCGCGCGGGTACGGGCGGGGGAATCTTGTTCAGGACGGGACGATTATCGTCGACGCCCAGGCTTGGATCGCCTTAACGGTTTTCGCCGCGACACAAGGCGGAATATTGCGGGTGAAGCCGTTTCCGATATCCGTATCTTACGCGAACGGGGATCAAATCCCGCAAAATGATCTTTTGCCTTCGGTCGTATTTTCCAAGGTCGAAAAGGGCGCGGCCCAGGGCGATACGGAAATTGCAAAGCATACCTTGACGATCAAGATATTGGATCCGATCCGGTATAATTTAATCCCCGTCGCTTAATAGGCGGGATAGATAGAAAGGATTAACAAGATGGAAGAAGAAAAAACCTTAGTGCTTTCCGAAGTCCGGGAAGCCAATATCGAAAAGGCGAAGGCGGCGAATCCTGGGGCGTCCTTAAGCATAATCGAAACCGTCGGGGATTCCGGGGAAACATTTTCCGGGATCTTCCGGCGTCCAGATGTGCTTTCCCTTCAAAAATATTTATCCGAAGTTAGCACCGACAAGGATTCCGGAATACGGGCTTCGGCTTCCCTTGTTTCTACCTGTATCGTATTCCCCATAAAGGAAGATTTCTTTTCGATCCAAAAGGAATATCCGCTAATCTCAATTGGCCTTGCAAATGAATTATTTAAGGGCTTTGGATCGATTCGGAACAGTAAAAAAAAATCGATATAGATTTTATATCGGAAGCGAATAATTTTATTATTTGCTATGTCGGGGAAGCGGCCTTGTCCGGGGCCGTTTCCCTTGACGATAACGGCGAATCATGGTTTAAATTATTTGAAAGGGCGAAACAAATAAGGGAATACAAGATCGCCGAAATAGAAATCGGCGTTTCGCGGGCCTTAAGTCGCATATTTTAAATTATGGCCGAACACGACGTATCTTTTGTAATTAAAGCGCGGTCCCTTATCTCTGGGGCGGTAAATGAGGTAAAGGCTGGTCTTCGGTCTATGGACGCCGAAGCGAAAAAATTCACCGACACCACGGCGAAGATGTCAAAGGCGGGGGGCGACCTTTCCGCGGCCGGTATGAAAATGGGGATCGCGGGCGCGGCGATCACGGCCCCGCTTGCCCTGGCGGTCCGGGAATCGACACGCTTCGAAATGGGCCTTGCTAAAATATCGACGATAATGTCTTCCTCCGTCCCCCAGGTCGCCGCGCAATTCGGGGAATCTATCAAAAAACTTTCTTCCGATACCGGAAAATCTACCGCGGATATAAACGAATCAATGTATAACGCCATTTCTTCCGGAATAAAAGCGGGGGACGCTATGGCATTTATCGAAACAGCTTCCAAGGGGGCGGTCGGTGGATTTACGTCGATCGATACTTCGGCGAAGGGCCTTATAACCGTTTTAAATAGTTATAAAATGGCGACTTCCGAAGCCGGCCGCGTACAAGATCAAATGTTTATCGCGAACGAATTGGGGGTAACAACCTTTGAACAGCTTGCGGTCGCGATCGGCGAAGCGGCGGCCCCGGCCGCCCTTTATAAGATCCGGATATCTGAAGTCCTTGCCGCCCTTTCCGCGAAGACCTTAACCGGCGGAACGATATCCCAAGCGGCGACCGGCTTTAATGCTATGCTTGCCGGATTATCCCGGGGGATGGAGGAAGCGAAGGATACCGTCGAAGCCTTGAATAAACGCCTTCCAGCCGGGAAGAAGATCGATTTTTCGACGGCCGGAATCGCGGCGACCGGCGGCCTTTTGCCTTGGGTAATGAAATTAAAAGAGGCGACCGGCGGATCGATGTCGATTATTGAAAAACTATTCCGAAGTGTAGAGGCGAAAACCTTTATCGCGGGTCTTTTCCAGCAAACGGAAAAATTCGAAGAGGGTGTAAAGCGGATGGACGCCGCGACGAACGACGCGACTTATTCGATGTCGGCCTTTGAAAAAGTATCCGGGACGGCCGGCAATAAATTAGAAGTCGCCGGAAATAAGGTAAAGATCGCCGCCGAAAATATCGGCGCGATATTAGCGCCCCAGGTAGCAAAAGCGGCTGAAGGATTTTCAAAATATCTTGATAATTTAACCGACGTCGCGAAGGCGCACCCGGACGCGACTAAGGGCGTCGTCGGTTTTACCGCGGCCCTGGGGGGACTTTTAACCATTGGGGGGGGCGTCGGTATCGCCCTGGGCGGTCTTCAGACAACGATCGCGGCCGTATCCGCCGCGTCTATGGCCTTTATAGCTTCCCCCGCGGGTCTTATCGCTTTGGCGGTCCTGGGGCTTGGGGGGGCCGCCTATGCCCTTTATAATAAGGCCCAAAAGACCTATGCCGAAACTTCCGGGGCCGGGGGCATGGTTTTATCGGCGAAGCGGTCGGATACCGGGGCCGATGTATTTAAGAAGTCCGCGGGAACGGATCTTTTCGCCCAGGTCGAAGCGAATAAGGCGGCGGTCGCGGCCGGAACTGGAAAAGGGAAATTGACCTTCGCGGGTATGGCGGGCGAACAAGTCGAAATTAATAAGGATAAAAATAAAAAAATCATAGAGAATGAAAAAGATACGACTTTGGATTTTTTAAAGGAACTCGATAAAAGAAAAGGCGCGGTATCCGCCTATTATCTGGGGACAGGGGAAGGGCGCGGATCCTTGATAACTGATATTTTCCAGGCGGAACGGTCCGACGTTAAGACCGGCGGGATCGGGGAATCGCTTCGGAAGGCCGTCGGGGGCGCGAAAAGCGCGGGCAATATTTTAATCCAAAAATTAGAGCTTCCCGGGGTAACGAATCCCGGGGAATTTATAACCGAATTAAATAAATTGGCTATGCAATCGGGGATAGGATAAATGAATATTTTAGGAAAAAGAAACGACGGCTTTTCCCTTCTTCCGAATACCGTAAAGGAATCGGGGAATCGGGAATCGTTTTCTAAATACGGCGACGACAAGGGGCACTATGGGCCTTTCTCTTTTATTGGTCCGACGTCAAAACTTTTAAAGGACCGGGAACAATTTAAAAACAAAATTAATTTCGCCGCCCGGGAATCCGAAGAAATATCGAATCAAATAGAGGAAGCGCGAAATCTGGAAGGAAATGTCTATATTAATAATTTCCAGGTCCCGGGTATTTTCCAAGGGTTTAAAATCCAGGGCGGGACGTATATCGAAAAATTCGATCAAGCGAAATTCCGGGAATCTTTCGACGCCGGATTAAAACAGGCGGGATTTTCCAGGGATACGAATTCGTACAATGTAGACCGCGGGCGGAAACCTTTCGCCGGGTCCGCCGAATTCCTTCTATTGGACGATAATTGGTCTACGTCTTTCGATAAGGCTTCGGAATTTATACGGATCGTAACGAATTATGAAGAAACGCCGGAATGGAAAAAGGCGACGCCCAAAGCGGAACCGGCGCTTCGACGGGTTTTTCATATTGAATCTTATCTAATCGGGGCGAATAAGCCTTTCAATTTTTCAATGATTAAGATTACCGATTTTATGACCGACCTTCCGATCGGGATGGAAGGGGCAATTCGGGCGTCTTTTTCCTTTGAACAATTCGCACTTTTTAAAGGCGAAGCGGAATACATTAAACCGGATACCGAATCCCTGGGCGCTAATTTGGCGGGCGAAACAATGGAAG